CCGCGCTTGATCGCATCGATCGCCAGCGCGGCGCGCAGCTCGGCCACCACGCTGGGCGAGGCGGACATCGGATAGCTGCCGGCGCCGGGCATGTTGAGTGTCACAGGCTGCAACCCGCTCGCGCCTGGCGACACCGTGGACGACGCCACGCTCGACACGATGCCCCCGTTGGCAAAGCGCGGCAGGCGCATGCCGTTGATCTGCGACATGAAGCTGCGGCCGTAGTAGGCCACCGCGCGCTTGTTGGTGATCGCCTCGCCGTCTTCGGCCAGGATCAGGCGGCGGTCGCCGCCGCCGTAGCCGGGCAGGATGCCGCCGTTGGCGAAGCCGGGAACGGCGTCTGCTGATGCCGCGCCGCCGGTCTGCTTGACGTTCAGCACCACCGTCTTGTCCTGGATCGCGTCCCAAAGCACCTTCACCTGCTGCAGCGCGGTGCTGGCCTGAGCCGTGTCGGCGCCGATGCTCACCGTCTTGCCGGCCTCCAGGTCCTTCAGCATCGACTGGAACGCCGCCAGCCGCTCGTCGTTGAGCTTCTGCTGCGCGGTGATGCCCGCCTGCTGCTCGGCCTCGCCCTCAGCCGCCTTGTCGAGCGCATCGGCCTCGGCCAGCTTGGCGCGGTTGACCGCCTCCTGGGCGCGCGCCTGGTCGTCCAACATGCCGGCCAGCTGCTGCACCAGCTCGGCCTGCGCCTGCACGTCTTCCAGCGGCGCGGATGTCTTGATGCGCTGCAGCTTCTGCTCGGCGGCGATCAGGTCGAGCATCGCCGACGCCTGGCCCTCCACGCTGTCGTCGGCCGGGCGCTGGCTCGCCTCGGCGCGCAGTTTCCGGGCCTGGGCGCGGTAGCTTTCCTCCGCCTTGATCGAATCGTCGAACGCCCTGATCAGGCTGTCGCGCAGCTTCTCGGCATCCTTGACCTGTTCGTTGACGGATTCCTTGCGGTCCTTCGCGGCCTGCTGCATGGCCTTGCCCATCTCGGCCGCGGCTTCGGTGGTGTCTTTGGCGGCCGCCTTGGCGCTGTCGCCGATGGGTTCAAATTTCGCATCGAACGGCCGGTCCCATATTTCCTGCACGGCATCGCCGTAATTCTGCAGATTGGCCTTTCGCTTAGCCCACAGGCCATCAAAATCGAACTTGGTAACGGCGTTCCAAACCAGCTCGAGGTCGGCGGCCAAGACCCCGTATCCGGTGCCGACGATCTGCATGTACTTCACCAGCGGCACGAAAACATTCCGGATGATGAACGTGCCGATCTGTGCGATCCCGATCATTGCCGGGGCCAGGATTTGACCCAGGTTGGCGCCGAATTTCTTCATCTCGGCATCGGCCTTGTTCATCTGGCCCGCGAACCCGTCCGCCGCCTTGGCTGCATTGCCGAGCTGCGCTTCGGTCTCGCGTAGGACGCCGGCCACCTCGGCCGCGATCTTTTCGTGCAGGGTCAGCTCATCGACGCTTTTCCCAACGCTGGCGGCATATTCCTTCCATAAGACGCTGACGTTCTTGGTCAGGCCGGCGTTGTCGACCAGGATCGAGTTTTCGTTCTTCAGGCCCTCGGACGCGCTCACCACCGCCTCGCCCATCGACAGGCTGGCGGCGCGGTTGAAGGCGGCGGCGTCCTTCAGGCGGGTGAGTGTCTGCACAGCCTGGTCTACGTTGTAGCCGCGTGACAGCAGGTTCTGCAGCGCCTTGCTCGACTCCGCCACGGTCATCGATCCGTCGGCGGCCAGTTTCTCGGCTTCCTGCATGGCGCGGCCGATGCCGACGCCGCTGTGGTTGGCCACCGCCTCCAGCCCACGGAAGGCCGATTCCGCCTTGGCGAACTCGTTGACCGAGGTGCGCACGAACTGCTGGATCGCCGCCAGGCCCACCAGGCCGCCCAGCGCGCTGGTGAGCTCGTTGACGGAAGCGGTCGTTTTGCGCGCGCCTTCGCGCATCGGCGGGGTGGGGTCGGGGATCGGCTTGCTGGCGTCGGTGCCGAGGTCCTTCACCGACTTGCGCAGGCCGGCGAGGCTGGCCGCGCCCTCGACGATGGCCTTGATGCGCAGCGCTAGGGTCAGATCATTGCTCGCCATCGTTCAGGCCTTTCCGCCCAGGGCTTCGAACAGGCCCTTGAACACGGGCGCATCCGCCCAGGCGGCGCGCGCAGTCAGCAGCGCGGTGCGGTCGCCTTCGCGCGCCAGGCGGTCTGCGGTGGCGCCGAACAGCCGGACCTGCGCCAGGGTGTAGTCCTGGATCTCCGACCAGGCGTGGCCGGCTGAAACCAGGCGCTGGAAGACGTCGGCCATACCCGCGACGGATTTCGCGTTTTCTGCGTCGTCGTCTTCGGCTGCGGGTGCATCAGGGAAGAAGAAATCGGGGTTGGCGCCCAGCACCAGCAGCAGCGCGTTCAGCTGCTGGTTGCGCCCGAGAAGCGAAACGAATTGCGTGCCGCGGCCGATGCCGAGCGCGACGATCTGCAGGGCGTCCGGGCTGTCGAGCAGCGCCGCGATGTCGACTTCTTTCGAATCGACGCGGAACGCCCCCATCACCGGCTGCATCGCCCGCATCATGGCGGCGAACTGGCGCACCTTGAGCGGCGCCACAGGGATCTGCTCGCCGCCCGCCAGCAGCATGACGGGGGCGGGAAAAAGGATGTCGAGTTCGTTCATTTTCAAGACCTGCGGCCCCGGGCAATGCCCGGGGCCGGGGCGTCAGGTTCAGGCCGGGCGGCCGTCGATGTAGATGGCGGCGGTGGCCAGGTCCTTCTTCAGGATCTCGACCTCGAAGCCGAGCTGCATCCATTCCGCCGTTTCGCCCTTCAGCTTGGCGGTGCCGGTGGGCTTGAGGTTGACGCTGGGCAGAAAGATGTCGCGGTTGGTGCCCTTTGGGTTGTCGGCCACAAAGCGCAGCGCGCCGGAAGTGGCCGCGCTCGACGCGGAAATCACCTGCTCGCGGGTGTTGGCAGTGGGGGTGTAGCTCGCCGTCACCACCGCCGCATCGGCGATGCCGCCGCCGGGAACGATGTAGATGCGGCCCAGGGCAAGGTCGACCGTGTAGTCGATGGCGATCGTCTTGGCGACAGCGGCGACCTTGACGCTGACTGCCGTCACGCCGCGCACGCCGCTGGGGTTGCCCACCGTCTCGCCCAGCTGGTAGTAGCGGCCCTGTTTCACCGCGCCCAGCGCCTCGTCCACCACCGGGGTGGCGGCCTGCGTGAGGGTGGAAACGGTGCCGATGATGAAGCGCGCCTGGTTGGCCACGCTGATGTCGTCGGCGGTGATCGACAGCTTGCGGTTGATCTCGACCAGCGCGGTGTCGTCCTTTTCGCGGATGCCGGATTCGGCGCTGTAGTGGTCGAGCGAGGTCGATTCGACCGACAGCTCGGCGCTCGGCGTGTTGCCGATGTACTCCTCGCCGGTGCCGTCGTCGAAATACATCTTGCCCTTGGGGATGGTGTAGTTGCTCATGCTCGGTCCTTTCGATTAATCAGGGATGCCTTCCACGACCAGGGCCGTGGCGAAACTCAACGGGAAAAACCCCACGCCTGCCAGATAGCCAGGGCGCGGTGCCGACTGGCGGATCAGTTCGGTAAAGTCGGTTGACGGGTGCCAGCCGGTAAGCGCGGCCACCAGCGTCGAGAGCAGCGGCCCCGCCGCGTCCACCACGCCCTCGGCGCGGTCGGCGTTGCGGTAGTTGCCCACCACCAGCACGATCAGCCAGCGCTGCAGCACCACGTGGGTGATGCCGTCGCCCGTGGTGTCGCCGATCGTCTCGCCGTCGAACCCCACATACGCCGCCGGCAGCTGCCCGGAAACCTGTTTCAGGAACTCGGTCGGCTCGGCCTCAAGCAGGCTGTAAAGATTGCCCATCGCCGCCACCCGCTTGATCGCGGGCGCCTTGGCGACAATGCGCGCCTCGATCAGCGACCCGGCCGAGAGGTAGTCGGCGATCATGCGGAGTGGGAAATGGATGACATGGCGTCATGTTAGGGGCCACGCGCGCGGGGCTCTATTAATCAGGGTTACTGAAAACGGGGGCGAGAAAAAGCCGCCCGGGACGGGGCGGCTTCAGGACTTGGCGAGCGCACCCGCCGCGCCGGGCGATCTAGAGTCCGAGCTTGGCGCGCTCGTCGCGCCCCCACTGGCGGATGGCCTCGACAGCGTGACCGTAGACGGTAATCTCGTTCACTTCGCCGACCGTCGGCGAATACATGCCCATCGCCGCGCCGACGCCGAAACGGGCGAATTTCAGTTCCGTCTCCAGGTCGTAGCTCTCGCGGATCATCTCGCGCATGCGCTGGTCGATCAGCTGAACGTGCGGGCAGGCTGCCTTGATCGCGGCGGCGAGCACCACGTCGGGCACCACCACGGCGACGCTGGCTGCGATTTGCGCGGACTGGGCCGGCAGCGCGGCCGCGTCTAGCACGGCGACGTAGGTCACGCCGTCGATCGTGCAGAGCTCGGTCGAGCCTTCAGGCGCGTCGAGCTGGTAGGTGCTCCATTGGTCTGAGGCTTTGCGGTAGGCGACGATAGAGGTCGGCATGGTTTTTCTCCAGGTGGCGGAGCATGTGGCCGCGAGAAGCGGTCCGGCGCGCATGCCCCAGTGACGAAACGGTGGATTCCAGCAGGCCGCGCGCGGCGGCTCGGCGGAAGGTGTAGAGCGCATGGGTGCGCACGAAGCGGCGGCTGGCCCAGGTGCGGTAGCCGACGAAGTTGCTGCCGCGCGCGACGCGGGCGATGGTGCTTTTCGACAGCACCAGGTGCAATCGGTCGGCCAGGAAGTCGACGATCTCGGCGCGCGCTTCCAGCGCCTGCGCGCGGCTGATTCCGATCAGCACGAAGTCGTCGACGTAGCGCGCGTAGTGGCGCACCTTGAGATCGCGTTTCACGTAGTGATCGAGCGGGTTGAGGTAGATCAGCGCGTAGATCTGGCTCAACAGGTTGCCGATCGGCACGCCCACCGGCTCGCCCGTGTCGGCGAACAGCATCATCACGTCGACCAGGCGGGCGTCCTTGATTTTGCGCTCGATCAGCGTTCGCAGAATGGCGCGGTCGATGCTGTAGTAGAACTTGCGGATGTCGAGCTGCAGCAGGTAGCTGTCGCGTGGCGCCTGCCGCAGCGCGCCCTGCACGTAGTCGGCGGCGGCATGGGTGCCCTTGCCGGGGCGGCAGGCGAAGCTCTGGTCGATGAAGCTGGCGTCGAAGATCGGCTGGATCACGCGGTAGACCGCGTGCTGCACCACGCGGTCGCAGAATGCCGGGGCGTGGATCAGGCGCGGCTTCGGCTCGAATACGCGGAAGGTATTGTAGGGCAGCGGCGCGTAGGTGCCGGCGTGCAGCGCTTCGTGCAGCTCGGCCAGGCCGGCGCCGAGGCGCTTCTCGAAGGAGAAGCACGAGCGGGTCGCGCGCTTGTTCTTCCTGGCGTCGAGGTAGGCGGCATACAGGTTCTCCGGGCTGAACGCGCGCTCGAAAAGGTGGCCGTGGCGCTTCATGATCCGGCACGCTGACGGTCGGGTGCAACATGGCACCTACTGGAAAGCGTCCGGCATAACGATTTCGCCCGGGGCCGGAAAACGTCTCCCTCTGCTCCACCCTGCCGTTGCCGGCTGCGAGGAAGTGCGGAGTCGGCACGGAAGCCAACGTTGTCGTTGGAGTTCGTGCGAGCGTTGTTCAAGTTCACGGACCAGACGCCGGCATTGGACGAGTTATTAAGACGTCTCCCGTACTGCATGCTTCTCACGATCGGCGACGATCCAGCCGCCGATCATTTTGCCGAGCTCGTCCACCATGCGCGAGATCGTCGCATAGCGGTGCTCGGCGGTGCGCGCGGGCGTTTCTTCCCGTGCGCCGTCCTTGAACTCGAAATAGCCGAGTTCGTTCGCCAGCCGTAGGAACATCCGCAGCTGCTCGTGGCGGATGTCCATGTTGGTCAGGGACGTTTTCTTTTGATAGCGCTTCTGCGCCTCGACGATGTAGCCGTACAGGTCGTAGGCCGCGCGCCGGATCTCCAGCGCGAGGCCGTACTTCTCGTGCCTTGGGAAGTGGTTGAGGTACGCGTTCATCTGCCGCGCGAATTCAACGAACCGCCGGTCCAGCGTCGCCTCGCTGTGCAATCCCATCACGCGGCCCCGGTAGCCATATCGCTATCGCTCATGGCTTCAAAGATACGAGGCGGCACGGAAGCCAACGCTGCCGCCGGAGTCCGCGCGAGCGCCGCTCAAGCTCACGGACCAGACGCCGGCGCGGGCCGAGTCGGTCCAGCTGCCACCGGCAATCGGGCACACCTCGTTAACGAGTTTCTGATAGAAATAGTCCGCGCCGAACAGGTTCGATCCCGTCGTTCCGTCCGAGATTCCGGCGGCCAGCGGCAAGCCGAGCGCGGTGCGTGCCCAGCCGTCGCCGCTGGTGGCGGCATCGAGCACGGCGGCGGCGGCGCGGCCGAAGCGCTTGTCGAAGCCGTTCTGCGCGTAGTCGGTGCGGAAACTCATCGGCAGCGCAACGCTGTGCGCGGCGACGCCGGTGGCGCCCCACTGGTCGGTGGCGAGCGTGTTGCCGCCGGTCAGGTCTTTCGCCGCATAGCTGGTGGCCAGCGCGTAGAAGGTGCCGTAGGTCAGCGCGCCGCCCGAGGTGTACGCGGTGAACGCGGTGCCGTCGACGCCGTCGAGCGTGAGGTTGTTGGCATCGACCACGGTGACGGTGAACAGCTTGTCGTTGAGCTGCGTCATGCCGACCACGCCGCTGATCTGCACGATGGCGCCGCTGGTTCTGCCGTGGGCAGCGGCGGTGACCGCCACCGGGTTGGCCTGCGTCGCGGCGGTGATGGTGACCGCGCCCGCGATGCAGGTGAGGCCGGGCGAGACTTCCCACACGTTGCCGTTCAGGTCTGCCACGCCGCAGTTCTGGCCGTTGTGGGTGGTTTTCGAGAACGGGTCGCCGCTGCCGGTCTTGCCGCATGAACTGTAACCGTCCGACACGTAGCCGACGGTGGCGTCGTTGTTGTCCTTGAGGGCGTTGTTGTTGTTGCCTTTGGGGAAGTTCTTGACCAGCGTGCCGTCGTACCAGGCGCACCACGATGCCGTGGTCGCCGCCTGGCCATGTGCGGTCGCCAGCAGCGCCAGCGCGGCGAACTGATAGCGCATCAACGGGAAGAACGCAGCGCCGCGCGTCTTGGCCGCCTTGAACACGCCGCCGTAGATGTTGTCGCCGGCGACCAGCCCGGTCAGGCTGCCGATCGGGTTGTGCGCGCTATTGGTCGACAGCGGGTTGCCGTTGCGGATCGAGCTCGCCACGCCGTTGCTGTTCGAGCACTGGAACTTGTCGACGAAGAAGCCGGACTGGATCGCGCCCGCATCGTAGAAGGCGCGGTGCAGCGCGTATCCCGCGGCGTTGGCAGCCGCCACATCGGCGAAAGCCGAATAGGCGGCGATGTCGATGGCGTTGCCGGCATGGCCGCCGTAGTGCGGACTATCCGCATGCCCGAGGCGGTAGTAGAAGGCGGGGATCCACGCCATCACCGAGCCGCCGGAATACTGGTAGTTGCCGTAGTTGTCGGAGGCCGGGTCGGTGTGGCCGGACAGCGGCGAGTAGCCGGCCGGGAGCGCGGGGCAGATGCCGACGCCGAAGCCCTGCAGGCCGGCGATGCCGATGTCGTTCGGGCGCGCGGACAGCCGCGAAATGATCGCCGCGTCACCGAGGATCGCTCGGTACTTGATGTGCTCGGCCAGGCTCATTGCTTCACCCATGCGGAAATGCCGGTCAGCTTGCCGGAGGTGTAGGTGTAGCTCTGCCGCCAGGTGCCGGTGCCGCTGACCGCCTCGATGTAGCTGATCGAGTCGTCGGCGTTGTAGGCGATGGTTTGCGGCATGTCGTCGATCGGGATGAAGTCGAGGAACGTCGAGTCGTAGTGGCCGTTTTGCATGGCTGCTCCTATCAGGTTTCGCGGGCGAACACCCGGCCGCCGCTGGTCATTTCCGGCAGGCCTGCGGTGTTCGGGGTGAGGGCTTCGGGGGCGAGGCCGACGCTGGCTTTGCCGACGGCGACGTCGCGCAGCCAGGCGATGCGGCCCTTGTAGTCGTCAGCAACGCGATCGGGCACGCCGCGGTCGTGCAGGCGGTAGCGGGCGATGTCGATCGCGCAGTCGCGCAGGATCACCGGCACGCTGGCCAGCGGCAGGGTGTAGCGGGCGGCCAGGTAGCTGTCGATCTCGCCGTCGGCCGCTTCCAGCGCGCGGGTGAGCACGGCGGCATCGATCGCGCCAACCGGCGGATCGGCGCGGTCGGTGAGCTGCACCAGCTCGTCCGACCCCAGCGCGGTCACCATGTCGGCCTGGAGGGCGTAGGTCACGGCAGCACGACCTCTTCAACCGTGAGCATGCGGCCGTCCTCTTCCAGGAGCAGCTTGACATGGTCGTCGCTCAGGTCGTCCAGCGGCACGTCGGTGGGTTGCTTGCTCCAGGCGCGGCCGGCGCGGCGGAAGCCTTCGCGGGCGGCCGTGATGCGCAGGCCGATCACCGGATCGGGACCGTTCTTGCCGGAGGGGGTGGGGGCATCCGGTGCGGCGGCAGGCGCGGCGGGCGGCTGTTCGGCTGCGCCTGGTGCGCTGGCGCCCTCGATCGCACCTGGTGCGCTATCCGCACCTGGTGCGGCGGGATCTGCGGACGCGCCGGCTGCCGGATCCGCCGGCGGCTGGTTGTCGCCGGCCTGCGGTGCGGCCGCTGCGTCCGCTGTCTTCAAGGTCTCGGCGGCGGCAGCATTCGCTGTCTCGTCTGTTTTCGGTGCGGCAGCTGCAGCAGCTGCGGGCGGGGCTTTCGGTTTCGGTGCGGGGGTGGGCTTCTTGGCCATGCGGGTCTCCTTTTCGCGGCGAGGGCGCCGCTCCTACGAATCGCTGGGGTCAGCGGGTTTACCGATGGCGGCTGGGGTTGCCAGCCGCCATGAATCAACCTGCTACGGGGATCAAGCCGCGCCGGTGGAGCCGTAGCTCAGCTGCCAGAAGCCATACAGGCCGGTGGCTCGCGCTTCGGCGCCGAACTTGAATTCGCCCTTGTTGTACACGTCGTCTGCGCTCATGTCGGTCTGGCTGACGAACACGGGGGATTTGCGCATCTGGATGATGAACGGCTTGACGCTCTTCTTGCTGGTGACGTGCAGCATCCAGCCGGTGGCGCTGGACAGCGCCGGGTTGACGATCACCTTCGCCGTGCCCTGGTAGGGGTTGGGCGAGTTGTCGACCAGCTTGTCCTTCTCGCAGATGATGCGGGCAACCGCTTCCAGCGCGGCCGGCACTTCCAGCGTGTCGGGGACCAGGCGCAGCGGCATGCCTTCGCTGTCGGTGAAGCCCATGATGGCCTGGCGGGCAGCGCCGTAGCTGGCGGTGACAGCGGCCAGGGTGGCGGCGGACAAGGCGGCGGTGCCCTTGTTGCTGACGCTGGAGGCGACGCCGTCGCTGGTTTTGAGCGGATGGTCGGTGTCGTAGAAGAACTGGCCGTCCATGCACTCGCTGGCGAAGGCGGTGTTCTTCAGGTCGTCGACGATGATGTCGCGCAGCTCGCCGGCCGATTCGCCCGCACCCATTGCCTGGGTGTTGTAGATGCCGAGACGGTCGTCCTCGATGTCGTTGCGCAGCACGCCGATGGTGGTCTCCCAGTCCTCGTTCTTCTTGTAGTACTTGCCGGCTTCCAGCGCCTTGACGAACTTCTCGCCCACCCACTTGCGCATTTTCGGGAAGCGGCTCAGCCAGGCGTAATCCTCGCCGGCGCCGGTGGACTGCACTTCCATCGCAGTGGCCTGCCAGGTGCCGGGCTCGGCCTTGAGGGTGTTGTTGAAGATGGTCTTCAGGCCGGTGAAGATCGAATCCAGCGCCGACTTGTTGACCAGCATGCCGCCGATGCCGATCACGGCCAGGCCGGGATCGAGCTGCGGCATGGCCGCGAAGGCGGGGGCGGCAAGGCCGGCCATTACGGCCAGACCCACCAGGGATGCAAACTTCCAAATGCTTTTCATGACGTGCTCCTATGTATCGGGATGAGGGTTTGGCTTATGTATCGGGATGAGGGTTTGGCTTACAGGCCCATGCGGACCCAGACGCCGGCGCTGTCGACGTCGACGATGACGCCGGCGGCGCTGCGGGTGCCGGT